TAGCGAAGTCTAGCAAGAGATATAAAAAGATTTCCAGTCGAAGGTAGGTTAAGACAGTAGTAATGACAATAAGAATATAAATGGTGCATACCAAGTAGTATACACCATCTCTAGAGAGAAATATGGAACTACATCAGGACATTGTCAGTCGCCTGAATGGTTTTATAGAAACCCATACCATTCCACATATCATATTCCATGGGGCATCTGGATCGGGTAAGCGGACGGTCGTCGCCAATTTCATCTCCAAAATCTATCATGACGACAAGCAGACCATAAAGGACTACGTCATGCATGTGAATTGTGCGCAAGGGAAGGGGATTAAATTCATCCGCGAAGACTTGAAGCACTTCGCAAAGACGCACATCAACACGCGAGGTGGACTCTTGTTCAAGAGCATTATTCTGATGAATGCCGACAAGCTCACAATCGATGCGCAGTCTGCGCTACGCAGATGTATCGAGGTGTTTAGTCATACTACTCGTTTTTTTATCATCGTTGAGGATAAATATAAGTTGTTGAAACCGATTCTGTCACGGTTTTGTGAGATATATATCCCGTGTCCCACAATAGAAGGTGTCCCTACAAATTTACACAAATATAACGTGGATACAACCTTTAGTCATATTCGGGCCGATTCTGCACGCCAGACATTGTTAAGACGTCTTTTAACCGACTTGAGTAAGGATCCGTCCACAGTCAATATACGAGAGTGTGTTGAGACGCTTTATGACAACGCATTTTGTACCGCCAATATTGTGTCTATAGTCGAAAGTAGAAACACCTTCCATATTGACAACTATAAAAAGCATGTCGCGATGTTTCGGTATAATCAGGTGAAACGAGAGTTTCGAAGTGAAACGATGTCGATGTTTTTCCTGTTGCATGCATTATTTTTACGTTTAACCGACAGTTTAGAAAATATCCTACTTATGTAAATGGATGATTTCACCATAAGTGGGCTTCATGAGTCAAAGAACGAGTGGGCTGCAAGATTGCTTACCATTTTAACTCCACATCTCATAGATGGGTTTAGATCAATCTTGGATGAAGGTGTACACTTGTGTCGTGAAAATGATGAAATGGATAAATATCTAATGACATTCCAAAATTTGGTCGCTCGCATTCCCAAGTGGAATACCGATATAGTAAAGACCGAGACAGCACGAATCATCGAAAAGAGTGGATGTGCCTATCTTGAGGATCTCATTACATGTATTCACGTGATTCAGTTAAAGATTTTGACCTCGGTGCGCGTTGGTCAGAAGCAGAAGAAGGTGGATCTTGATGTCATGGATGTGAATCATTTTGTTCACACCTGTTACATTAACTCTGCCCGTCAACTGTATAGGAATGTATATTTGTTCGATATCCATAGTCAGCCATTGTTGACACAAAAGAATAATCGTGAGATCGAAATGATCGTCCAAGAGTGTATTCTCAATACGGTTCGCGATAGTATTCCAGTGGAAACCATCCTAAAATGTTATATGGACGAGACAACCGAGGAAGATATAACCGAAGAGGTGAAATTAGAAGATGTCACCCCCGAGCCTGTTGTTGAGCCTGTCATTCCAGAACCTGTAGAACTACTCGCTGCGCCTCCACCAACACCGTCCGAATCTACAGTGACATCCCCTCAATCGCTAGGTCAGGGAACCAACATGCCTTCGCTAGGTGAAGGCGGTGTCACATTAACATTTAATGATGTTGATGATGCAGTAGATGTCGATAAAAACGTGTTTCAGATAGATGCTCCCAAGAGTATTTCACGCCTTCAGGAAATTAGCGATGCTCGACACATAGCATCACTTGATGATGATGATGATGATTCTGACAGGCTTGTTATATCTAGCAGTAATATCAAACTTGATGATATGGATATTCAGACTATTGAAGAACCTCGTATTAATATTCTCCCCCCACTGCTTGATGATATTGAAGTTCTACATTAGGTTGAAATACGTTATAACTCTGTTGGGTATGCGTTGTTTTTGAAATATGTTTATACCAAACTAGATAAATGAACACGTATTTAATGGCGGGTCTCACTGTTGTGGTGTATGTAATTATTCAGTTTATGGATGCAAAGTTGGTTCAAAAAGAACGTCCAGATATGAAAGCCATTGTAAAAAGAAGTCTAATGGTCTTTAGCAGTGTTATTGCTGGCGTAGCCCTGTATGATCAGTTTACTCCACTTATGGGTCAAATAAGTGAGATAGGTGAGCAAGTAGGTGGTACCGCTTCCACTACGGCGCAAGTATTCACTGGCAAACCAACATTTTAAACCGCCGGGCATTCAAAATGGGATATTACAAATGTCCAGCGGTATAAACTGGATAAAAATCTACAATATGTATGGCTTTATCCCAATCTTTCTTATACTGTATTGACCCAAACTGTGTCAATACACTATATTACTTACCTAGTGAGAGTTATCCCACCATAATTGCTCGATTCATCTGATGATATGGATGAACTAGAGGAAATAGACGATGACCTTGGAGACCGAGCAGTAGAGTTATTTCTGATTTTTGTCTTCAACAGTTGCAATTTCCCAAGGTCGATCAATGGGATCAGTTTTTTGTCAATCGCTTCGACACATGCCGCACAGATAATATATGTCGTATTGTATCGATGCGGGAAGTTTAGTCTACAAATGTTGTCGTCGCATACACCACAACCACATTTGTCACACTGGTCGGTCATATTGGCCGCGTCACACATATCGCAAGGTGTATGTATCCGTCTGCTGCATGAAGTTTGTTGCCCGACATCATGTATGGAGTGGATTCCGTACCTATATATGATGCTCATGGTTAATGTTGTTGTCCTTTTGTTTTATACCCATGGTCTCTGAGTATTAATTTATTTCAATTCTTTCATGGTATTTTCGCTAATGGTCGGTGGCGTGGTTGTTTCAAATCTCGTTTTCAAAACAGGAAATTTGTCGATGTCCATCACATGTCCTATGTGCTTTGACGCGATGTCTTTCTTTTTCACCACATACTGTGAAAACTCTGGTCGCTGCAGTTGCGCTTCAGGCGTGTGTCGATGTACCTGCCGCGCGATCATTTTGTACAGTTTGAAGGATGGGTATCGCTCATCGCCGTTTGATTTGTAAAGTACGTTGCGACCAGCGTCGTCCATGCACCACTCCTTGATGATTCCCATGACGCGGTTGTCTGGTTCCGATTCCATTTCGTCTTCAAGGTCGTCATAAATCGAACATGCCAGTCGACACAAATCAAAACTGAAGTTGGGTTCGATGCGCGGTTTGTCTGGATTATAGTAGGGTTCGGTGTTATATTGTGTTGACGCATCTGCCCCAGGTTTAAAACTGTCGCTGCACATGATTATACCGTTGTATGTGTAAATACTGCGTCCAAAGTCGATGATTTTTGCAATGCGTCCAAAGGTTGGAACCTTATAGTATGAGTTTCCAAGTTTGTAAAAGAGGAATGATTTTTTGGTCTCTACAAACATGATGTTGCTGCTGTGCAGGTCATTGTGTGTAAATGAAAACACACGTTGGTATGTGATGAGTGTCATTATGACCTGCATAAGAATACTAAACCATTCCTTGTCTGAGAGTTCTTCTTGAGACATAAGCGTGTCCAGTGTATAATCCATTTTCTCCATAAAGATGACTTCAACTGGAAACCTAGGGAGTGTTGCTAATACAATGGGTTCATCATCGTCAGAGGCTGATTCGTCGCTCCATTCATCGTCGGATTCGGTTTTTGCGTCGTTGTCCTCTCCCTTATCGTCTCCACTGTCTTCAGAGGTACACGACGTTCGCGATGAACAACTTGACGACGTATCATCATCATCATCAATGGTGATTTCAGCATCCTTTTCTGGTGACGTTTCTGTATAGGTATTCTCGATGCCGATGACTTCTAGGTCGGATGCGGCTAAATCTGCTAGTGATAGAATTGCTGTGGAGTTTTCGTCAGATGTTTCGAAAAGTCCATTGTATGCTATATCACTGATGTCTGATACGATTTCTTCGAGACTGTTTATCTTGGTAGATTCCGATGCTTCTACCAGAGGTGTGATAGAGATGGGCGGCATGCGTCCGCTTCGAGCCGTTCCCGTATTGATAATGTCATTAATGAAGAGTGAGTAGTCCTCTACTTGAAAGTCAACATCCTTGTGTGTATTAAAAAAGGAAGATTCGTGTAGATACTCCAGATCATCATATATATTGACCGATAGATTGCGTTTCACTCCTAAAAATGCGCCATAGTAAGAAATGCCATGAGCAAAGTTTGTATGGTTCTGGAGAAGGGTTGTAAACTGAGTGAACATGCCATCCACGTATGCACTGTTGTTGACATCGACCAGACAAGGACTGGATGCATGTGAATCGATATAGGTTGGTAGGTTGAATATCTCATTGTTGTGAAATGTTTTACCAGTTAAAAACTTGAATGGGTCGGTTAAGGGGACAATCTTACAAAAAACTGAAGAAACCAATGTATTCTTGTTGTCTGTATTAGTCAGTTCTACCCGATATGATACAGGGGTTTCATTTTCGATAATTCTCGAAACATGTAAGGGTGTAGTCATGTTGACACATTCACAGTTGGTCGCATTCATCTCAAAAAACCTGTTATATATGGGGATGTAATTTTGAATAGATTCCATATCCATACATGTTTCTTCCTTAAGTTGGTTGAAAAGTTCGTGGTTTCGGCGTTTAGTGTAATTAACACGACAGTTGGAGTTTGTATGAGAGTTCATTAACCCATTATAACATATATAACTGCTCGTATAAACGCTTTATTGGGCGTGCATGCTTAAATATCGCGCGTTTGGTATATATATATTATACTCGATTAGTAATACATGACGCTTGAACTTAAGAAGTTTAGCATGAAAACTATTAGTTTTAAGCCAGACGAATCAAAAGGCCCTGTTTGTGTTCTTATCGGACGAAGAGACACAGGAAAAAGTTTTCTAGTTCGCGATTTGCTATATTACCACCAAGACATCCCCATCGGCGTTGTAATCGCAGGAACGGAGGAAGGAAACGGTTTTTACGGGAAGCTTGTTCCACGCCTCTTTATACATACTGAGTATAGTTCAGGTATTATTGAAAATATACTTAAACGGCAAAAAGGAGTTCTAAAACAAATAAAAAAAGATATCGAGACCAAGAGGCGTTCTACAATTGATCCGCGGACGTTCGTTATATTAGACGATTGTTTGTATGACGCTTCTTGGTCTCGAGATAAACTGATGCGACTTCTATTCATGAATGGGCGACATTGGAAGATCATGCTCATCATCACAATGCAGTATCCCCTTGGTATCCCACCGACACTGCGTACCAATATCGATTTTGTGTTTATCTTGCGTGAGCCGTATATCGCGAATCGAAAGCGCATTTACGAAAATTATGCAGGCATGTTTCCTACACTCGAATCCTTTTGCCAGGTTATGGATCAATGTACTGAAAACTATGAATGTCTTGTTATTAATAACAACTCAAAGTCAAACAAACTTAGTGAACAAGTGTTTTGGTACAAGGCTGATTCACATAACGACTTTCGGTTAGGTTCGAAGGAGTTCTGGGAGCTCTCTAAAAACATGGGGTCGGACGACGAGGACGAAAAGTACGATCCAGGAGCGAGCAAAAAGCGCGGCGCTGGACAGACCATCAACGTGAAAAAGTCAAAATGGTAATCAAATTACTATACGGCACCCACGGATCCCGTCGCACAATTGTAATGATATCGTGTAAAATACACACACAATATCATATATATCATATTATTCAAGGATCTAATTATACACCACCACCCACCTTAGTGTTTGTATTCGCAATACTAGACAGACCGCGATCTGTATTTATATCAGTCACAATATTATCCCCTTCAAACAGTTCGGACCGAATATCTCCCACAGAGACTTCTTCTTTAGAACCACCCAATGCCGTTTCCTGACTAATTATTCCACCAATGGAAATGAGGTTGCCGTCTTCGTCCACGTCCTGTGTAAGTGTGGTGTTATGCAACTCTGCCTTTTCTACATTGTCGCGAATGGCCTCCTTCTTGGTGTCCTTTACGCGCTTCTCGAACGCCATCTTGGCAAAATCCTGGTTCTTGACCTTCTCTTGCATGAGTTTGTTCAACTCGTCCTCCAGGTATTCTACGCGCCCCGTCTTGTACGCATCGGGTTCCCATGGCATCCACATGCCAATTGGTCCTACATACACGTCGTGATTGGGATCCATTTCACGTAACATCTTACATCGGAGTTCTGCCTCTTCGAGTGTTGGATACACCCCGCGTACCTTTAGCCCCCGTACAGATGTCTGGAAGTCGTGCGCTCGCAAAAACTCGGCGTCCAACTGGTCCTCCTTGGCATCCACAAAGTTTTTATAATCCGCGTCCACGGTCGTCTCTTTCAGGTTGTCAATCTCGTCTTTAGCAAAGCTTTTGAAGTCCTCGATGAGTGCTTCGGTTGAAAGATTATATTTGAACGCTAAAAAGTTCAAAAACTGATGATACTTTTCCATGGATTTAGATAATTCGTATTCCTTTATGAACTTCTCGAAAAAGAAAATATTCTTACTTTTCAATGTGCTTTCCGGCGATACGAATGACACGCATGTAAACTTTTGATTAGCAATTGGCTTATCTTCGTCTAACACATCGACGTATTTAATATTTGGGGTTCCATCTTCCTGTAGTTTTCTGGGAAAAGTGGTAGAGGTAGAAGAACTATCCGACGACATTATGTATTACAGGACGCTGTATGTCTAAGTTCTTTGATATACCTTGTTGTTTATTACATTTCTCTATAGTTTAGCAAATAGTTGTATAATACAGTTCTCGGGAAATATTTTCTCAGCATTAAGTATAATACGATGTTCGACGCAACTGAATTGATTAAGCGCGTTATTAAATATCTAGTTGAAGGTCTTATGGTTGCCATTGCCGCATACGCCATCCCCAAGAGATCCTTGAACATGGAGGAGATTGGTCTTCTCGCTTTGACCGCCGCTGCTACGTTTAGCATTTTGGATACATACATCCCTAGTATGGGTGTAACTACCCGCTCTGGTGCAGGATTCGGTATCGGTGCCAACCTAGTTGGTTTCCCTGGAGGTCTCTAAGTCAGAGTATCTAGGAACAGAACAGTAACAATACATTAATGTATAATATATGGAACATCCATATTTTATATATACTTGATTTCACAGCCCTCACCTAAATGGTGGCAATAAACTCCCAATCCAATTCGTCACAGATTTTTTTCCAAATAGAATCCTGTTCTATCAACTTTTCACGATCCTTTAGCATGGGTATGTGTTCCAAATAGGCTGTTTGGTCGAGAAGTTCAAACAGTTTATACACAACGTAATAGTAATGTAGGAAGTTTACGCGGTAGTCGGGACAATGCTTTGCATACGGATATTGAATTTCCATAAAGAAATTGCACAACGTCTTTTCCAACTCTTGACTTATCAAGACTGGTTGGATCCCTAACTTGTTCTTGATGAAATTAATGTGTTCGTAATACTTGTTGTATCCCAACTTCTTTAACAAATCTTTGCACTTGTAGTACGTCAAATCGCTCAGGTCGATACGTTCCTTTGTAATTTGACTTTTTAGGTTCTCTATCACTTCTGCAGGTATCTGTGTCGTCTCCTTTCCTTGAAACTGGGATAAAATTTCCTTGAAGTGATTGATCTTCTTATACGCGTAGAAACATACTTCCTTAGGAGGCTCCTTATACGATGGCTTGTCGTTCTCGACGAGATATTTTATACTATTTCCACAAAGATTGCAAATCATCACACCTTCGTCTTCAATCGGTGATAATTCACCCTTATAGCAAGATTTACAAACGTCGGATGCATATACATATTTATCTACATCCAAAAAAGCGGTGTCGATATTCGACAAATATCGCTGAATGATATTATGGTTGCTGCTCTCCATGTTACGTATCGTTCTCTCGGCATCCGTATTCACCTTGAAAAAAGAATCCAATCTTGTATTTGGAACCATCTGATTGCTCCCATCAGATATCTGCTTCTTGTTTTCAAAATACCCAAATACGTATTTAGAATTATCTAGAAAATAGTCAGACTTGCTCTGTTTTAGGCATCGTATTTCAGACTTTATCGCATTCATCCTATCAACCCGTTCTAACTGATGGTCTAATCTCTGACCAGACAATGCACTGCCTGTGCTACGAGAATGCTTTTCTTTCAAGACACGCAACTCCAATGACAACTCTTGAATACGACTTTCATCCTTTGAAAAATCAGATATTTTCTCCGAATGCTTGCCATCTAGAGTGATAGTACTCTTCTCAGATACAATGATCTTCTTGTCTGTTTTTGGTTTGAAGGATGGCATCTAGCACACAAGGAGTAGTAATAAACTATACACGAATAACTCTATTTAGTTATACTATATATTATGAAATAATATATGTCATACCATCGTAATAATGAGAGAGAAATGCTGTGTACTCATTGTATATCATGGATATAGAACAGACATTGTCTGACACTGACATGCAATCGATAGACCCAAAAACGTTTG